CACCCAACGCTATCTAATTGGTGAAATATACTCCCAATTAGCTTTGGATTCTTCGCTTTGCCTTTGTAATACTTGTCATGAATTGGTTTTAAACAAGGGTGGCATGAGGTGACAACTGAATACACCAGAGAACCCCACCCTAGATTTTCTTTTTCAGTAAATGTTGGGCTTAGGAACTCAAAAAAGCTTCGCTTGTATTTGGCATGTTTTTGGTTTCCCATATTCCAAACTAACCTTGGTAACTTAGCTTTACTGGAGGCATAAGCTAGATAACCATCGCCCAAAATAGAGGCTAGTACCGCTTGTTCTTGCTCTTTAGTTAACCTCAAGTTTGCGGGTGCTTTAAGCCTATCATGATAAGGAATGTAATCAGCAAAAATCAGATCATCGCTATTTCCACTAATAAATCTGTATATATTTTGCTTTATGTTTAGTTTTTTACTGCTTGGAAAAGTCTTTTCACCACAGCCACACTTGCACGTAGGAGCTTTGTCAAAACAAAATCCCGTGAAGCGTCTAATGTTATCATCTGTCCAACTTTTAGGTTTTTTACTCTGACCCATGATGATCTTGAGTAGAGCTTGTGAGTATTTGTGCATTCTAATTCGCCACCTTTGAATTTAACTAGTGATATGTTGCGTATGCCATTAGAAAACACCCTAACTGGAATGTCAAGAGCCTCTTTACCAGTAGACTCATCTATGCAGTAAATCTTGCAGTATTTTAGCTTTGGATCGTCAATACGCCTATAACCTTGGTTGGTTTTAATTAGTGTCTTACCTGTTAAGCACTCATCTATCATGATCAAGTCGGGAATCCATTTATAGATCATCATACCATTATCATTAAGAGTGTAACCAAAATCACCACACTCGCATATTTGCCTAGCGATAGTACCCTCAGTGCCATAGATGGTATTGTAATACATTGACTTTCTTTTTAGGCTGGCGCTGTATACAGAGTTATCTACGCCAGCTTTCCAAGCAAAATTACTATTTTGTTCAACCAATTCACCTTGTCTAGCCAGCACTAACACCTTGCCGCCTTTCTTGGCTACGTGATCAGCAATAAAGGCATAAATAGCTGTTTTACCGCCACCAACAGATATATCTACAAATGCTGGATCATTGTTTGGCTTTCGGCAGTGATTTATTATTGACTCAATGATTGGTAACTGGTAATCTCTAGGCTGAAACTTGTTTTTGTTTTGGTTTTGTTCTGTCATTGTTATATCCATTGTTGCTGGTTGATATTACGTTTAGCTACTTATTTCGGTAAGTAGCTTTTTTTTATTCCAAAATTGGTAAACTTCTTTATAATTCACGCCAACAATTGCCGCTATTTCTATACATTTTTCTACTCCTACACCTTTAAATCCGTTGTCTTTAGCTTTAATAATTAGGCGGCAAATACTTACTTCCAACTCCGTTAACTCTATTGCCTTTCTAGATCCTCGCAGCCTTGCCTTGTACTTACTTTTTTGACCATTAATACGGTCAAGTTCCTGTTGTAGTTTTCTGACCTTTTCTTTTTCCAGTATCAAGCTTTGTGTTACTTTAAGTAGATCGTCCTCAAGATCACTTATTATTGTGTTTTTATCGTGGTAGTTACTGATACCCATTAAGTCCATTATTCTTCACCTTTAACTATTGTAAATTTAGTGTAGCCATCGCCTGTTAACATTCTGGTACTGTGATCTTCTTTGAACTCATTAGCGTACTTATCATTACGGACGCAAACAACAGGGTTAATACCTTTGCGATTCCTCAAGCACCACCGCATATTTTCTAATGTAAAAGCGATATATATTGTTGCCTTAGTTTTATACCAACACAGAATTCCATCAACAGGATCTATCACCATTATCGAGCGACTACCACCTTGTATCGTGTAAAGACCGCCATAGCTTTGACCGCCAGCGATAAATGAAGTTTCACCCTCAACGATTTTAGCTAGGTTAATTATAACGCCCTCACTATTTGCTATAGGCCAGTAATCAACATCATTTTTGACAGGTAGCTTTTGTGGGTTTGGCGCGTTCAAAGCCAATAACTTCATGCTATGGCATTGCTCGCATGTGTTGATAAACCTCTCAGACAGTACATGATCTTGCTTGTGGTCGATTGGCATATTGATTTTAGGCGATGCTTGGTGCTTTATTTTGGCTTTGTTAATTACTTCCATTGGCAAGTTTCTAGCGAACTTAGATAGGCTGTTAACTAAGTCGTTATAGTTAATTCCTGTAGCCTCCATAATAACATCTTCAGCAGACTTCATTGAACCATCGGTACAATGCCTACAATAGAGCGCTAATCTACCTGCTTGTTCACGCCAATGCGCTCTGTCCGTACCACCACACAAAGGGCAAGCGGTATTTTTAGTATTTAATCCTTTAAAGTTACCTACCTCAATGCCAAAATCAGATAGTATTGCATCCCAAAGTCCGTCCAGTTGTCTTGAGAATGTTTTATAATCAATGGATCTCATAACCTAACCCCTTTAGCATCTTTTTGGTTTTCATTCGCTTGGCGTAATACTTCATGAAATATTTAGGTGTAGGGTTTTTAGCTTTCAAACATTCAGCTACTAACTCATTCCAATCGTGTTGGTTTGCAATAGTCATAGCTAAAACAATTTCTTCAGCCTCATCTATTGTCATACCAAACTCTTCAGTGAAATCTTGCTCAGTCATGGTTAGCTCCCTAATAACTTAGGGTTTATGTGGATCTTGTCGTTGTGCGTGATGCAAAGTCCAAAACTTTCAAGGGCAGGTAATATAACATGGCGCAGCTTGGCGGTTAACTTAGGCGTACCACTAAAGGGTTTGACACTTTTTATGTTGTCTCGCAACTGACTAACAGTGATGTTTAACTTACCTTTTTCCGCATAAGCTAATATACGTTCTTCTACTTTTTTGTACTCACTATCATCACCAGTAAAACCTAATTCATCAGCAGCACTAGTGTAGGCTGACATTATTATTTTGAATATCTTAATGGCTTGTTTGATGGTTGAGACAGTTATCTTTGTACTTTTTTCACCGCCATCACACCAGTTAGTAATTGTGTGTAATATGCTGGCAAGCTTCATTATCTGCTTATCAGCTTTACCAACAAAGCCGCGCAACATATTATTTGAGTAAGCACCATGATCGCCCATTTCGGTTTCAACTTCAGCCCTAAAAGAGTTTATTAGTCCAATAGAATCGCTACTGAATTTAAGGGTTATTTTTTTCTCTCTAACAATGTTGAAAATCATCTTAGAGTATGCTGCCGACAATTCCTTATCTAACGGCACTGGCTTACCAAACTTTCGCGTACCAAGTAAAGTATCTTCACGAACCATTAAAAACCGTTCACTAATACCCCTACCCGATTCGCCAGCCTCTAATATTGTTTTTATTGACTCATCTTGCGCTATTACCGCTATACACCCAACAACGTGACCAGACATTGTTTCTTGACCAGAACGAGCAACGATATGTCTTTCAGCATCAAAACCTTTTAGGAATATCCCAAAATTACTTTTTTTATCTGAGTAAACACCACCAAGAATAACGTTGATTGCATCAGCTTCAGCGCTGACAATATTGAACACGCCTCGTTGATTGAGTGCTATTTTGGCTACGGCTTCAGGGGTTGCATCGTCCATTGCGTAAAGGTAGATCGTGTGTTTGTCATTTTCTTCGTAAAGAGATAGCAACTCTTCCTCTAATTTATACTGCTCCTCTTTGGTGGTGGCATCTTTGGCTTGTCGTTTGTTTGCCATGATCTTGATTTTTAATTTACGCTTTTCAACTGCCGCAGTTTTATTGATAGCATCAAAAGCTTCATGTACTGGCTCACTAAGTATCTCGTTTACCCCTGACTTGCCGCTACTAGGGGGTTGAGCGCAAACCACGTACAAGTTAACGGGTTTAGTGCTGCTACCGTATTCAAAACTAAAAGACTTGCTCATAGCGCTTGCTACGATGCCTAAGCCGTGAGCAAAAATTGTGTTAACAGGAAATTGTATTGTTGCTGATATTGATCGAGCTAACTCAGATAAAAGATCGTTGGATAAAAGGCTTTGTGTCACATTACCAGCCTCGCTATCGCAACTGGTAAGTATCGGATCATCCCAATACCTGTTAACGCCTAGTATGTTTCCACTGTAACTACCGTTTTCAATTGCCACTCTCGCCACCATAACCCCTAAGTCGTGGGCTTTTGCGTAAAGTGGCGCGTCATTACTGCTGATATTATATAGGTGTTCCATCGTTTGATTTTGTTGCATTTTCAGGCTCTTTTTATAATATTGGGTTGTTATGATACGTGTAATTATTGGCTAAATGCCAACTTATTTTTAAAATCATGTATCGTCAAACACTTTTTTATTCCGTGAAAACCTTACGTATTTAGCTTCAAAGCCATGGTTATAAGGTGTCCACAATGGGAAACATAGCGGAAAGTTAGCACCTGATTTAACTGTCTTTCCTTTTTTATCTATACGGGTAAATTCACTTCCATCGGCTTTGAGAAATTGTATTCTACCGTCTGGTACATAAATAACCGTTGCTCGCTTTTCCATTTCTTGAAACCAATCAGCATCAGGGGCATGTTTTACACAGCCTATTGTCACAACGCCTTTTTGTGCTTCATTAGCAGCCTTGGTGGTAAATTCCTTAGCCAAGCTAAAAGGTGGGTTCATCCAAAAAGCACTCCTATTATCAGTGATTGATACCTTTTTTTCACACCAATCAAGACTAAGAGCATCATCTTCTGTCGACCAGTAACTACCAAAAGCTTTGCTACTGCTTTCTTTAGCGCATACATCGTGAACAATTGTAACATTTGCTACTGCCTGTATTTGCCTGACGATCCACCAAGGCGTTTGAGAATTATCTGCCTCTGAGTTACCTGAGTGATACGCATTAGCTGCCATTTTTTTATTTTTGCTGTTTTGTTCTTCTAACATTTGTTCGTGATAGTGTGCCATTCTATTAACCTCTATTGTGTTGTCGTTTAGCACCTATTAAATGCTGTTATCGCCATATCCGTAACTTTGCAATTGTTATCTTTAGCTATACATTGTTGCCATTCATTTATAACTTTTCCTACATCTGGTAAAAATGACTTAACATAAAACTGACGAAAAAAAAGTGTTTTTGAACCGTTAGGTAAGTATATTTCACCCGCCATAAAATATTGCCTTTTAATCATTCTATTAACCTCTATTGTTTTGGTGAA